ATGAGTAAGCGTTGATATACTTTCTCATTCAAGATTACATCTTGTTGACAATACTTTAACATGTTTTGTGAAAAGGAATCCCAATCTTCTGGTTGTTCATTCTTAGGAAAACCTACAATGTATCCCCACGTTTTTAAACTGTGTCCATTCTCACGTACCGGATTAAACAATCTAGACATCACCAGTGTATCTTTAATTACATGTTTAGATAAATCTATGTTATATAATTTTTTGATAACAGGTAAATCAAAACCTAAAATGTTATGACCAATCAAAGAATCAGCAGAGTTTAAAAACTGTATGCCTTCTTCAATCTTATCAGGACCAAAGGATACAACAGCTTCACCTAAAGGTTTGGCTACAATACACCAAATCTTATCAGGTTTTAAACCATTAGCTTCTATATCAAATACTATTTCTTTCATACTATCTCCTAAAATGGTAGATTATCTAGAGTTACTTGATCAGTAACTTCATTCATTCTACCAGTCTCGACATCGTAAAGCAAGCTACAAGCCAATCCAGTATCTCCGGTGTATCTAGATTTAAGTACACGAACTTTCGTTGTATTAGATTCTGTCTCGTCTTCTGCTTGTTGATTACGTTCCAATGCAATTACACAATCAGATAACTGTGATATACCTTGAGAACCTTTGAGGTGAGACAGAGATACTTCTATACCCTGCTCATGTCCTCGATCACCTGATGCTCTACGTAAATGTGATACCAAAAACATACCTACACCTGTCTCTTCAACTAAAGAACGTAGTCTATTCATTAAAGTATCTATACCTCTGCGTTCATCAGACTCAGTAAGCTGATTGACTAGCATGTGTAAGTGATCTACTACGACCCAATCACATTCACAACCAACGATCATGTATCTAAGCTTAGAAAAGATTTCATCTATATCAGTAGCTCCAAGATGAGCATGAATAAATACTTTATCTTTCTGAATTACTTTATCAAATAACTCTTGTAGTTGTTCATCTGTATAGTTCTTTCTCTTCTCTTCCAGATACAATCTATCATTAGCTTCAATAGAAACTATACCATCAGCAGTTCTCAACCAGTTCTCTTCAAGAGCTATAATACCTACATTATCTTCTGTGTTCTTGATTAGATAGTGAGTAAGCTCACGAGTGATGCTTGACTTACCAAGTCCTGTACCACCAGTAAGAGTAACTAACTCTCCTTTACGCATACCATAAAGCTTTTTGTTTAAGCCTTCCCAAGGATAAGCAATGCTCGGTTTTGTTTCCCTGTGTAACCATTTGTCTTTTGCACTAGACAATTCCATAATACCAGATGGTGTGTATGTCTTAGCATCCCACCACGCTTTAGTAAACTGTGCATACTGCCCTTGTTCAAGCATAGCATTAGCATCTTTAAAACCTTGTGGTAAAGTAACTATCTTAGCCTTTCCCGGTTTTATAATACGAGCAACCTTACGTGCTGCTTCTCTACCATACTTGTCGTTATCAAAACAAATAACAACATTATCAAATGATTCTACAAACTCAATGCTGTCTCGAATATCTCTAACTGCACCTTGAGCACCACGTTTAACAGATACCGATGCCCACTTCTTATCAAAGATTTCATATACAGACATTGCATCACATTCACCTTCGGTAATAGTAAGATACTTACCTCCCTTACCAAACAGTTGTTCACCAAACAAACCAGTACCTTCATAGCCACCATCAACTACAAAACCTTTTGTACTAACAGTACGTGTTTTGGTTGATACAATCTCGTTGCTATTGTAGTATGGATAAATATGTTTAGCTACATTACCTTGACTATCATAAACTACACGTACACCATACTTCTTGGCAACCGATTCACTGATCTTACGATCTGTCAAGTCACCAAAAACTCCAGTGTATGAGTTTAAAAAAGTACTAGGTTCTTTATGTGAAGCCATGTCTACGATCTTACCATCAACTTCTTGTTGATAGTTTTTAAAATAATGGTTACAGCTAAAACAATAACCTGAACCATCTTTGTTTGTAGATACTGGGTCACTACCTCCACACTTCGGGCAGGGTAGTTTGTGCTTTTCCCAATTGCTTTTCTCCATTCCACCTCCTCATAAAAAAATGAGGGCAAGTCGTGGAAACCTGCCCTCGATGTTACAACACTATTACTTAGTGTCTTCTTCATCAGTACTGTCCTCTTCAACAACTTCTGCTTCTGCAGCTACTTCTTTTATCATAGCTTCATCAGTTAAATTATTAGTTACTACATTACTGAATACTTGTCCAGACGAATCTAATACTTGCCTTAATCTTCCGATAAAAGCAATCATGTCAACAGCCTGTTGTGCTTCAGGGGATAACAATCCTGTGTCATAAACTTTAGAAGACCCATCTTCTTGGTTTATAGTTATAGGTGCTCCTTGAAATTGTGGAGTGTCTGCCATTAGAACTCCTCCCCATCTAACAATTCTGCACCATCTTCAGCTCGGTACTCAACAAGATCAAGAACTTGAACAGCTTGTAAATCTAGACCTGTGTATGGTCCATACTTATTCTCTCCGTGATACTCATTGAATTGTACTCTTACTTTAGAACCATTACCAACTGAATAATTAACTTCGTTCTTCTCAGCATCTAACAATCTAGGTGCTGTACGAACCATTCCATTTGGTCCATTAACTTTTCTTTTGATAATTAAAGATGGACCTTCATCCATCTGTTTGATCTTGTGTCCTCTTGACGCAAAATCATTTGCTGTATCTTCATCAACCACTAGATTGACTGTATATACAGGTTCAAATTTGGTATTAGGTGTTTTAATACTTGCCCAATACGCAGTTCCATTAACTACTGCCATACTTTTTCTCCTTATTATTTAACAGTATTATAAAAAACCATAGCTAACTCTTTCGAGTTGGGGCTATGAGCCAGTTGCCCCATCACCTCAGAAAACTGAACCAAGTAGCTCCTTGAGGAGGATGGAGATAGAGGGCTAATGCTACTCGGTGACTCAAGGAAAGCCTTTAATATCAAGGTCATGTCTTTGAGTGAGTGCATTTTACCACAATTACAATTCATATGCAAGCATTTCTTCTAAAAAGTTTTGCATACCTGATTGTTCGTTTGAATCTATGTACAAATGAAAGCTATCAGAATTAGGCATATAGTGTACTACATGTCCATCTTTGTTTTCATATAATTCTTTGTAATTGTCTGTACAAAAGTTATTAAACTCCATGTACTCAGATTTTGTTAGTCTATAAAATTCTTTCATTTAGTTCTCCAATAATTTAATTGATACTTTACAATCTGTAACATCTCCAGTGCTGCTGAATGTGTTTACATATTTTATCATAGCTGACTTCAATCTACTAGGTAAATTAATATTAAAGTTGATGTTAGTTACCTGACCATCAAGTATATCATAGTTAATTATAAATTTATAGGATTTTCTTAGTGTAATATTCTCAATAAATTTTCCTAAGTTATTAGTTGCTCTAGGACAAGAAGCTACCGGAGTAGGTTCAACCACAGGTAAACTTGGTACATGAAGTTGTGTTTCTGTATCATAGTGTCTTTCCAATACTGGTTGTTCTTCTACAACTGGTTCAGGTTCAGTTGTAATTTTAACTGCAGGTACTTCTGGTTTTTCAATGTAGACTGGTTCATGTTCATGATTATCAAGGGTAGTTGCCACTCCTTTGATATTATCAAGAACAATATAATACAATCTTTCGTTGTCTATATTGCTGTCAACAATATATTCCTCCACCTTTTCAATAGTGGCAGCATTAACATTGATTCGTTCATCTAACAAAAGCAGGGCAGTTTCTAACCTATCCCTTTCTGTAAACGAAGAATAAATATTAACACCTATAAGTATAGCTAATAATGCTATAAGTGTTGTTACAATTTTCATTGTCTTCTCCTTATTATGTTGAAACCTTTTAACCATTTACGTTTCTTGTAAACTTCCATTGTGCCATCGGCAAACCTAAGTTCTATTAATCCATCATGTGCATGTAAAGAAGTTATTTGATCTTTATGTTGTTGCTCATTAAAGATTTTATGTACGTCATACTCTGTCATGTGACCACCACTCAGGTTTAGCTCTACCTTTCTCCCACTTAGCATAATGCTTTTCATTGATACAGTAATCTCTGTATGCTTTGATTGGGTCCTCGTTTTTATATTGATCAGGCATAGCTTGTGCTACTGGTGTAGCAAGATTTATATTTATGTTATCAGGTATTTTAGAAAGAGCATCACCAAGTTTAGTTATGCTTGCATGTTCTCTTCCATATCTGTACGCATACTCTTTACCAAGAGCTAGAAAGTGTTTGTATAACCATACATAGTTTATACTACTTGCTCTAGCCCATATAGTACACGGGTGATTCCAATATGCTCGTTTGTATAAACCATTGGCATCAGCATACTCATCACCATCAAGCTCTCTGTGAGCTGTGCATAACATCTGTGCTGTTTCTAATGGCATCTTAACTAGCATCTTATCTGGTTGTGCTTGTGCAGATTTAACCGGACAATCATAAAAATAAAATATGTTCATTACACTACTCTTGGTTTAATTCTATACACTAGTGGGTCCATACCATCTGCTATAGGTTCAAGATAACTTCTAACCTCTTCATCAGTTGGATAGTCATACATATTAATTTCTACAAAAACTGTGTATGGTAAAACCACTCCCTGCCAATCATCTACTTTGTCAAACGAAAACCTTCTATGTTGTGTCTCGTCTTCTGCATAAGTGCCTTCAAAACCATAAAAATCTCCATAAAAACCAGTAGGATTTATAACCCTTGTACGGTCCATGTAAGTAAATTTTACAGGTATTTTTTTTCTAATAGCCTCAATAACATCTAGTGTTGCTTGTGATATATTATCAATCATTTTCCTTGCCCTCTATAAGCTTTGTAGGTTTGTTTCTTTCTCTTCGGCATAGTAGAGTAACCTACATTACCTCTACCTATGTGAGTCTTCTTACCCCTAGAACCAGTCTTAGAAGTATGTTCTATCTGTTGCTTAGCTCTTCTCATTGTATGCTTTGATTATCCTCTTTGTCTACTAATAGTTCTCTTAGTGCTACTTCATCTTCAATCTGTAATCTATACATTCTTAAGTCTTCTAAGTCTATTACATCTTTTAATAATTTAATTTCTTTATTATCAGATACTCTTTTAATTCTTTTAATAAAAACAAATTGTTCCATACAAACTATATTATCTACTAGTTCTTGTATAGTATCTGCAAAGTTTAAAAGAACACAAGATTCACTATCTTCATCTATAACTTCTACTAAATAACTTTCCATCTATCTCCTTACTTTATATATTCCTGTTGGTTTAATTTTCTTAGGGTGTTCTTTATCCATTACCCCCTCAAAAATTTCTAAGGCAATTATACCTTTTTCCTCTTCGTCTGTCAAGTCTACTAATAGTACATCTTCAACCTTAGGTTTCCATGTCTTCCAGTTTTTCTTTACTTGATCACTCCAATACCATTCAACCATAGTACCATTGTAATCATACTCATAAACTTCAACGTCTACCATGAATAACCTCGTGGTAAAAAACCAACTCTACCTTTTACTTCTTCAATAGTTGTTGTAGGACTAATAGAATTACCTTCATCATCTACTCCAAGTATTAGCCCATTACCTGCTAATCTAACAGATTGGGCATCACCACCATACTCAAAGAATAACTGGTCGTCTACAAATAATCCTTCATCATCAATATAAATACTATCTACTTCGTCAATTCTCACTACATCAAAAGTTCTGCAGTTTAATAACTCATAAATATTATCTAGGGTATTGTCATGCTCTACCTCAGTTACTGATTGTGTGTGTACATCAATTAATATTGCTTTCATATATCATTTCCTTGTTGTTGTTGTGCCATATAATCTAAATCTTGTGATGATACTGCATCACTGCAATGATTAGATAAAAACTGTATAACTAAATATCTTACATGATGTTGGTCCTGATAAGGTACTTCTTTATCCCAATGTTCCCATACATAATCAATACAGTCTTTTTCTAAATCAGGTCTAGTTGGTAGTTGCCATACATGACCAACTGACTCACTTATAAACTCTTCTAATATATCTTTTGCATCATTACTCATTTTTGTAAGTCCTCAATTATTTCTTTTAGTTCTTCAATTTGATCTTGAAGTGAATCAATTTCATTCTGAAAATTATCAGATAGTCTATCATATTCATCATTGATACTGTCCATTACGTATCTGTGATTGTCTTCTATATTTTGTTTGTTATCATATATATCGTTGTGAACTTCGGCTAATGTATCCGAATATTCAACAACGTCTTCGATATACTTTTTCAAACCATCTAATACTACATGCTCTACTGCTAGTTTTTCCATGCTATTTTACCTCACTAATTAAATCATCAACCATTGTAACTTCTGCAAAGAACTCTCTAGTTCCTGTACCTCTAGGGTCGTGTGGTCTATTACAACCTGCAAAAGTTCCATTGCTTTGATATTCTTCACCAAAGAAAGAAGTTTCAGTATATCTTAATCGATTACCTATGTTTTCTTTCAACTCTTTTTTACTTTCGTAATTTAGTATCATCATGTCATATCTCCATAGTAATGATTATATAATTCTTTGATGTCTCCATCATCTATGTGTTTAAAATCATTAAAAGAATGTAAATAAACAAACTCAACTAAATCGTCATGTCTGTCTTTAATTACCATTTCTTTAATGTAATCAACTTCTTGCTCAACTAAAGCATCTTTCATTTCGTCTAAAGTTATCATATAGCCCTCGCTTCTATTAAATTATCAACGACAAACCCTGAATAATCTTTCTTAGCAGGTCCTTTAGCAGTCAGTCCGACTACTACATTGGACTCGTCAAGGAATCTCATATCATGTTTGTCACCATCTATTACTTTGAGACCTCTGAAAGTCTCAGGTAATTCTTTTCTAAATACAACAGCTTTGTTGCATTGTACATCATCAAACAACTTAGCATACTTGTCGTTAGCTTCTGAATAACTCCAAGTCAAATGATAGTTATTGATATGTGAAACTTTTCTGGTAGGTATTTTGGTATAATCATAAAACAATACATCAGGGAATATCTCAAATACATTCCTACCATCAACCAATTGATGTTCCCATTGTATATCCGAAGTACCGTTAAGTCTAACACATGGTATCTTATCAAGCTTGAAACACTCTCCAATAAATTTGTTGATGTCCTCAATCAAATACTTCATGAACGTATCATACTCATCTAAAAACAACAAAGTCTTGCGTATCCTAGACTGTTGTACATTAGAAAACTTACCCATACCTGCTGTATTTAAACAAGGTTCATGACATTGAGCTGTTGTAGCATAAGGGCATACAGTACGTTTACCATCAGCTAAATTGTGTGGTGCAAGATATAATATTTTACTAAAGTATTTATCTTGTAGATTATTACTCTTGTCAATCTTTGGACTACCTTGTGATAGTAATTTGTATGTAGGCATTATTAGTTCTCC